GCTGTACTTCTGTAGTTTTCGATCTACAGAGCTAATGCCTCTGTCCACCAAGGAGTGGATGAGTCCGGCGCCAGCGCTGAGCGCAGAACGCAAAGCGGGCGCCGCGACACTACCAATACACTTAGTTATTATGGAGGACAACAAGCCAGCGTCGTTAAACGCGGAATCGTAGGCGTGGGGCAAAAGTGATGATAAAGCAAAATACAAGTTCAATGCACCTTGGTCCGCGGGTGGGCAAGGCCTAGCGAAGACCTGCCACGGTGAAGTTCCCGGACAATTGAACTCGTGTGCTACCCTATGCTTTATGTGGATCTCTGCCAAAGCGGAGAGACCACGAATGTTCTCAACGAACCATCCAAGGTTAAGATCAAAGCCATCTCGCTTAATAAGGTTGGCAGCTGGATACGGGACGTTGATCCCATTGACGGCGGCATTTGCAGCGCGGTGGATTCCGCGCACATCTTCGCCTTCATTCCAGATGACAACTTTATTCCAGAGACGCTGCTGGATATACTCCCCTTTCTTTATAATGTCCTGCCTAGCATTGGTGTCCTGCTGGGCTAGGATGTTATCGAAGTAAGGGGGGGAGACGGTGTAGCGCATTGCTATGGCCTGAGAATCTCCAGCAGCTGCTCCAGGAGTGAGAAGCGATACGTTCTTTATCGAGGACTCCGTCGCAGAAGCCGCAGCGATGATCCTCCCCTGATTAGCAAGATCAGGGGCGTTAAGATGAACTGTATGACCTTTGTAAACGGTCCTCCATTTTCTGAAGTAGGTCCAGCCCGGAGCAGTAGCATCGCTGTTGAAGATGTCGCGATACGCTGCAGGAACCAAAACCGTTATTTCAAAGGGAGGGCCTGTCACCGGGACCAGTGTACCAGTGCCCTCTGATAACATTAGAGTGGGCTCGAATGAAGCAGGATATCTGGCGAGGACATCCCACTGATTCTGCGTCATACCATTAAGTACTTGACGGAGAACAACCGCAGTTGGCGGAACATTCCCATCATACTTAATGATTATTAATTGAGCGACCAAATAGGGGGTGCTAAAAATGACCATACCCCACGACTCTGAAGCCATCATCGCCGGTGGGGTAATGAGAAGGTCATCTCTAGGGCGGGGCATAACCGCGTCCGTTCCAGTTCCGTCAGGTATTCCACATAACTCAGGAAGAGGATCCTCGCCGCATGGGTTGAGCACTGCTCGCAGCCAAGCCAGGCCCGCAGGCGTCGAAGGCATGTGTTCTGCCTTGAGCGTAAGTGCTTGAAACTGTTCCATTGTAATATTGACGGATTGGGCGATCTGGCGGACGATCGCCTTGTTGCGCCTAACACGAGGCTGCGCGTATACCGGCACGACCATCGTGTTGGGGGGGGTCTTTTTCGTCGCATTCTTGTTCTTTCGCTTGCCTTGCTTCTTGGATGACATTAGAGGTTGAATCTCCATAATGTATTGTGAACTCGCATTCGGTTCACAGAAGCCCATCTAGTGGTTGACAAGATCATGGTAGTATTGTAGCTGTAGCTCTGTGGGGCGAGCTACAAGCCTAACAAGAATGGATGCCTCTATTTTCATTTGCTCCTCTGGTGAAATGTCCCACGCCTCATAGAAACTCACCCTTGCAATGTTGGAGACGGAAGGTTTTCCATTCTTCCACCAACGCTGCATTAGGGCGTAATGCTCAGTGAGCCAGGGGCTTAATTTCATCATTCGGGCTCCCACAGTGGACTCGATCATTTTGGTGGCCAAGGCTGAGGCTACGGGAACACCCCAGGATGCAGCTCTCTCGCACACCCCGAGGGTGTGCACGAAAGAGCGCATCTTGGTTTTCCCAAACATCTTGACGGACCAACTGGTCCGACCAAGTAGTCTGTCAGGCCTCCTAGCCATAGTCCAACCATAATCGGTTTCCACTGGCCTGGCTTGGCAAAAGTCCAGGCGGGAGAAATCATCCGTTACCTCGTACTTCATGTTGAAGCCGTAGTAGCGGAAGATATTGAGATTGCGGGTCACAGCAAGTTGAGATTTCTCGATGACAACAACAGAGTCGTCACCGTTTACCAGTATACTATACTTATCGATGTTACAGGAACGCATATACAATGTTAACAAACACCACATTATAATGCTATTACCCAATCCGGTGTCCATGTCACCACTCATGCGGGTGCCATGGGTTTTATACTTAATGCCGGATTTGCTCCTGCCAGTATTGATAAGCGTACGCGACCACAACCACCTAATACGACGCGTATCTCTCTGGGGGAACAACTTGCAATAAAATTTCATGGTCAGTCGGAGCCATTTTATGTCTACACAACTGTCGAATTTTGATGCATCCAACATTAGGTATACCGGGTTGGCAAAACAGGCTGCTTTGGCGCGCAAGGTGGAAGCGATTGTAAAAGGATCACACTTGCCAACTATGCGCGTATCAAAACGGTCCCTGAGTTGATAAAACCATTTCTCGATAGGTTTAGTATACCGTGCCTGCTCCAGGCAAAATACCGGGTGCCGGTACTGGATAGCGCGAGGCGCCTTTTCGGGACGTCCCATCTCAAGGTCTGACTTGTTAAACAGCCTGACGATGCGATGTTTATGGCTGATACCGTTTTCGCCATACTCAAGGTGCGCTTGATGATATTTAGCGCGCCAGGGACCATGGTAAGAGCGTACCACCTTATATCTCTTCCATGGCTGTAGACGTTCCGAAGGTAAGAGCTTCACGAGCTCAAGCCAAGCTAATTCCAGTTCCTCTGGTTCCGGTATGGCAGGTGTTTCCACCTGATGTCGATAACGGAGGGCGGCGTAATCATTGCACAAACACCCGTTATGTGTCCATGCAATGTGTGGTTCGCCTAGATTGAAAAAGGCGTAAGGATAAGTGGCTCGGTTGATGGTGCATGTTTTCTCCAAAGGGAGTCGAATGTAAGACTTGGGGCGAGGTGGAGGTTGGGCCCCAAGTCTTCCATTCATACACACGCCATCAATGCCACGATCCTAGACCACTACAGGTTTGTACATGCCGAGAAGTTTAGTTTTGCCAATCTTCCACCATGGCTTAACTTCTCGGAGCATGCCATCACGTCTAAAACGGGCGGTCTTATACATCTGGTCGAACAATTTAGGTTTCGCCATCATTTTCATACCGAGTATTTCGCTTTTGGTCGGGATCATGGAGGCCAACACTGTCCAGTGCTCAACTTCAAGAAGGAGCTCTGGTGGAAGATGGTTGACTCGGTACTGACCCAAGAAGGTCTTTGCCTGCCGGTAGAGTTTGGGCTGCGTAACGCTCGTGACTCCAGTTTGCATCGTGAACTCCTTAAGATGAATAAAAAGTTCGAAGTCAACATACGGGAGCGCTCGCACGTCCATGAATTCTGCAACTTCGAGTCGTTTGAAGGGGCGGGTCTCCTCGGGCGCGTATCCGAAATCAGCAGAGTCCGAGGCACCACCTCTTTCAGGGTGTTGTGTCGGAACCGCAGTGAGATAGTAGTCACCTCCCCCTTCTCCTTTGGTGATCTCCCATCTCTTATCCGGGTACACTACTGAGGGTATAACGCGGCTGTTATTCACACCAAGGCCACAACCATATGGCTTAGATTGCCAATGGTTGTGCCACATGCCAAGAGTAACAGAGTCGTTAGACACACTCGCTACCGCCTCCTTAAACGTACGGAGCAGATTCCTTTTTTCCTTCACAGTGGGAAGTGGGTGGGCAAGGCTATCCCACTCCTCCTGCTTCGCGAGAGCGTAATAATCAGCCATCGCGAAGGGGTCAAAGTCATTGTGGCCATGCAGGTTCGGAACGTCTGGTCCGTCCACCTGATCATCTCGTTGAGTGTTAGCAGCCAATTGCTGATAACAAAAATAATCGACGTCGAGTGTGGCCATACTCTCGTCGAATTCATCTCGCTTTGTGTCCACTTCAATGAGCGCTGAGAATTCAGCTTCATTAGCTCTCGCGTAAAATTCGGCGATGCTCTGAAGCTGTGTGAGATCCTGCTCAAAGTCGTGCAAGCCGGGCGTGTTGGGTAGGACGGTGAAGTCCTCTTCTTGCGCAAGCGAACATATCTTGGCTGTCTCGAGACTGACCTCATCGTAGTCTGCAAGACTACAAGAGCTCGATCCGGAGTCGGTTTCAAGAATATCAATTCTCAAACGCAAGGCCGCTATGACTTTTTCCAAATCAATAACGGTCGCCTCTAGCTTCTTCACTCTCTCGGAGGAAGCGTTCAACGCGCTGCTCTCCAATGGTGGCTTGGACTTGTTGTTTGAAGTCCCAGCGAGAACTGTCCCAGGCCTGTCTGATTTGTAACAAGACCCTGGGGGACTCCGTGTCCAGAATCCATCGGGCAAATCTCTCAACATTGTGTTTGCTGGCATTAGCCCGGCTGCGATGAGTCTGCGATGACTGGCTGTGATCTGCCGTCTCGCCCTCCGAGCCTGGGTCCTTGTCAAACCAGCGCATTGCTTCTTTGGGGTCGAACTGCTCTCCCTTGAATGAGCAGATTGCTCCGCGGACCAATTCTCCGACGATTCCTTCGGGGGTCCCCCTGAGCTGTTCGGCTGAGGTGCGGAGCGTTCGAAAACCCTTGAATACTGCAAATGCTTGGGAGTGGGCCTTATTTCCTGCCTTGGCCCACCGTGATCTCCTATCAACTCTTTTCCCGAACGCCATGTACTCGAAGTGTGCTGTGCTCGGGTAGGGCATGGTGGTGATGATCCATTTTCTATACGAGAGATCCTGCCCTCGATAGCCTGCAACGTTCGCGTAAATTGCAGCGCCCATGGTGGAGTCACAATTTGTGACCGCTTTGAGTTGATTTGTGGCTGCGATCTCATCGAGCTCGCCATTTTGTATTTG